ATGTTCAAATATACATATTGGTGTATTTGTTTCGTGGCATTTTTGCCACAAGAGATATTGGCTTAAAAAACATCCTTGTGTGCCTGGTCGTTGCAATAGTTTTTTTGCTTTTTTGCTTTGAGCTGTTGGTACTAAGTTGTAATCAACTAAGCCTGTCTTCATTCCATTTACACCTTTGTGCAACTGCAACTTCCAGCCGTGTGCAAGTCCAGTCTCCAATGCACGATTTGCCATTCGTACACTTTCTGGATAGTCAGGCAAGTAAATTATATATCCTAAATTAAGATCCATCTTTTTCTTGAATCTCTTTTAGTGTAGCATTATACAAGTCATCGGGCATCCATTTAAGTTGGGCTTTTCTGTATTTTGTAGTTTCTTTTTTATTACCCTTGCCTGTTGAAAAGATATCGTCTTTCTTAATCCCCCAACAGTTCCATTTAAACGGAATGTTATTGTGTGGTTTGTTGCGCACTACCTTCCACTCTTTCATTACATCTTTAAGTACATGTTGATCAATATACCAATAGCAACCTTTTTCAAACCCTTCGATAAGCCGTGTAGAAAACAACTCTCTAAACTCTAACCCTACTGGGCCAGTACCTAATGTCACTGCACTTGCAATAAAGGTAGCAGGATCCTTAGGCTTAGGCATAACGCCAACGTGTTTAGCAAGCTCTCTAAATACAGATTGATGGAATGCAGTACGTAGCACACTATCACAATCTATTTGTAATACATGTGTATCTTCATTTTTAAATAACTGAGGTAACCTCATAAATCGCACACTTGCTAGATATGTACGTCTTGCAACGTAGTCAGGATCTGCAATATTAAATATCGAATATCCGTCTCTCATCTGATGTAATCGTTTTGGTAAATCTATATAAAATTGCGGAGTAACATCTTCCCAAGTATATGTAAAGGAATGTAACTTAGTAAACTCTTTTAGTACCACATGATCAATATTGCCTTCATTAATAATATGAACGTGTACATGCATCCAGCCTAATGTGCCGAATATACTTTTAGCTAATGCATATCCGTGTTTATAAAAGTACTCATAGTCGCAACTAAAGTAAATAACATCCTTGTATTCTTTTGGACAAATGTGCCCTTGTATTTCAGGGAGTTTAAACATCCGATGCCATTCCCGGGCGGAACCCGATAACTGCATTTTTCTCTCCACGTCCTATTTTTCTAATCATCCTATATCCTAACGGTGCAAGTATATGTCTAATAGTATCGGCATTGTGTCCATAGCGTTGCGGATGGTCCTTGCACTCGTAAAGAATAATCGGTAAGCAACGTTTGATAGTTTCATATCCTCCTTGTGCAACAAATGGTTCATATCCTTCTGCGTCTATTTTAATAAAGTCAACGTCTTGTATATTATAGAAGTCTAATGGCATTACTGGTATCTTGCCGCCTTCTTCGTCTGGGTTTACATGTGTACTAAAACTTTTATTTGTTGTTCTAATCGAAACGTTTTCTTTTTTTGCACCTAGTCCTACTGGGTAAGTTGTTACGTTTGTAACATCTCTAGTATGTAAATTGTGTATCATGCAGTTATAAATCTTTGGATTGATTTCAAACGCATGTACATGCTCAAAACTTTTTGATAATTGATACGCTGTAATACCAACATGCGCACCTACGTCAATAGCAACTCTCCATTTTGCACAATGACTAAATGCTGTTGATAGTTCTATATTTTGATAATTGTCAATATTTCCTGCACTTTGTTTTTTTGCACTTTTAAGACATATGTCATTTTTAATTGAGCGCCACCCATCTATTTCTGTATACATTATATCTCCACTTGATATTCATTTGTTATTTTCCAAGCCTCGCCGCTTGCATATTCATCTCGACTAAACTGACTATGTGCAATATGTTCTAACATTGGAGTGCGATCAAACCCGTATTGGTTCTGCCAATTCTGTACTGCACTTTGTCCTAATACTTCAATGGGCTTTCCTAAGCATAATGCTTCGACAACAGCCATACTATGATATGTAATTACCTTTTTAGCATTTAACATCATAGGCAATATTTCTTTAAATCGTTGTCTGCGCTTACCTTCTTTTTCTCGTATAATTAATTTTGTTGGGAGACTTTCATAATGTTTAATAGTGTCTCTCCTCCAAGTATCATAATCTTCACCTAAGTATTTAAAGATATTACTCTTGTTGGGCATCACTAAAAGGTTGTAGTCGCCATTGCTATTCCATTCATTCCATAAATTACTGTCTAGTGCAAGACGATCAATTCTACTATTCTTAATTGGGCGTACTTGTGTATTTTGTAAACAGTTATAACTAATTCTATAGTATTCAGGAGTCTTGTGTAAATGGTTGCCTATGTATCCGTTATCTAAATGGAAAAACTTTAAACTAGGATCTTTAATAATAGCATCAAATACCCAGTCGTCAAATGGATGGCTAAACGCCAAGTATCTATCTTGTTCTATTTCATTAGGATGTGATATTGTTTTTACATCACAGTTGTCGTAGAGATACGAGAACAGTTGTCCTCGTAACTCTTTTGAACGTACTGGTATTTGAAATTTAAAGTGATGCATCTTCCATACCCGCAACTCGCAATTTGACAACATTAGTAATTTGCCATTGCTTCTGATCAAGCCCTTTTAGTAAGCCTAACCACTTGTTACGCATAAGTGCAAACTCGTTAATAATCTTTTCGTAGTCAACAACATCTGTTTCACCGTCTACGTATTTTTCAACGTCACGACTTGACAGAGCTCGTTGGTAGTTTTCGAGATATTTCTTAAAAAAAGAACTACGCAATCTGCGTAGCTCAATGTTTAAGTAGTTAAGGATTGCTTCTATCTCTTGAAGTTGATTAAAACGTTGTTCAACGATACCGGGCATATTTGCCGCGGCACGTTCAACATTGCCTTTCAGCTTTACATCAAGACGAGCTTCAATTAGCTCGTCTTCAAAGTATTGAATAGCTTCTGGGATTTTACTAATGTCTCTAGAAACTTCAGAGTAGTAACCCATCACTCATCCCAATCGTCTAATATACTATCTTCATCATCTTCTTCGGTGACATCTAAATAATAATTAATTGCATGGTCTAAGTGTTCGTCAGTACCCATAGCATCTCTAAAAGTTTGATCATCTGCACCGTAGTCAGCACATGTATCAATATAGCTTTCAGCTACACTCTCGAGATTTTTCTTATCAATATCAGCTTTAAACGCATTCCAAATATCAACAATTTGCGCACTTTCCATTATTGCTACTCCTGTCCTGTAAGTTCTAATTCAACATTATCGTTAATATCAACATCAACGACTTCTTCGGTATTTACCACAGGCTTCATCTTCTCGTTATATTCCATCATAATCGAGTCAAGTTTGCCACCGATCATCCATGCTTTACGATATTCAAGAATCTCTTCGCCTGCTAGATTAATGTACTTGAGTCGATTGCCTTGCTTAACTAACAAGTTCTTCTTCTCAAACAATTCAACCAAACCACTGTACGGATTCATACCAGTCTCATAAGGAATCTTAACTTGCACACCTTCGAAAGGTTTTGCATAGCGTGTCTTCATTACTTTACAACCAGCACGTATACCCATAACTTCTGAGATTTTATTACCGTCTTCATCTTCTTTCAACTTCATCTTTTTCATTGCAACAACAATACTTGATGCATAGATAAAGCCTGCGCCACCACTAATCTTATCATCTGGATCAAACATATCCTGTGATGCATAAGTGTGGTTAGTACATACTAAGCCTACGTTAAGTGAGCCAATCATGTTAACTGTGTTACGAACAAGTGAAGTCAACGCCTTAGGCTTACGACCCATATCACCTTTCATATCACCCTTGTTAAACTGATCAACGTCAGTAGGTGTTAGTAGCATACCCAACGAGTCAATAACAAACAATACTTTAGGACGATCTTCTTCATCCATAGCACGATAGTCGTTAACAAATGTTGAGATAGTTTTTGCCACATCGTCAATCATACTCATATTAAGTTTGAGTAACTTCTCTGGACTTGTGTCTACTTGTAGAGCTTGTAGCCAGCTTTCGTCAAGTGCATTTTCTG